AAGACTCGTAGTTCATTATGCATCACTTTATAAACTACCTTCAGTTTACGATGTTGTAGATTCTTATAAAGCTAATGTTAAATCAGATTTCCATCAAACCGTAGCAGACATGGCGGAGATCCCTAGATCCCAGGCCAAGACAATTAATTTAGGATTATTTTATGGAATGGGAAAAGGAAAACTTCAAGCAGAACTAGGAATCACAGAAGAAAAAGCAGCCGACTTATTTAATCAGTACCATTCTAAAGTTCCTTTTGTTAAACAGCTAATGGAGAAAGCATCTAACAGAGCACAGGAGCGCGGTCAAATAAGAACGCTATTAGGCAGACTATGCCGATTTCATTTATGGGAACCCAATAGTTTTGGTATGCATAAGGCCATGTCGCATGAAGATGCACTCGCGGAACATGGACCAGGGATTAGAAGAGCTTACACATACAAATCTTTAAATAAATTAATTCAAGGATCAGCCGCTGACATGACAAAAAAATCTATGCTGGAGTTATATAAAGAAGGTTTGGGTTCTGATAAGAAAATCTTCCAGTTACCGTTCCCCCTCCTGCGTTTCTAAGTTGGTTGATTTCTGCATGAATTCTACCTTTGTGTTCGTACCTTAAAATAGAATCTATAAAAGTAGTGTGGGCTTTATTAATTTCTCTTGCTTTTGCAATCAAGTTGACAACAGGATGTTTATGTTCCTGTAAAAAATTTTTAGTAAAAGATGGGGCTGAAGTTTTATCCGTACGTGGATATTCTAATCTTAATACATCAAAGACATTGGCAATACTTCTTGCTGCCCATATCTGTGTGTCAATATTTGTTTCTCCTTTTATTTTATGTAATAATTCTTGTTCTGATTTTTTAAATTCTGCCTTCATTACTTGAGCTCTTTCGACATCTACTCTGACACCTTTAAATCTCATCTCAACAAGACAAGGGAAGAGTTCTGTTTCTAAATCAAATATGTCCTCCAGATCCTGATTAATAATTTCTTTTTTCATCTCTTGCCACAGACCCAAGGTTACTTCTGCGTCTCGTTCTGCATAAGCACCAACATGCATAGATGGTAATTTATACATTTCAGATTTAGGATTGATTCCCCATTCGTCTGCGGCTTCGGCTAGTGCTCTTTCATTTTTACCATAGCCTAAGTAATGCCACGATAAGCTATTGAGATCATATCTGAATCTATTTTCATCTGTCACGGCTGCAGCCAGCATAGTGCAGACAATGTCACCATTGATTTTAAAACCCATCTTTTTTAGCCAGCAGACATCGTACATGGCGTTGTGAAATATTTTTGTGGAAGCGGACTCTAATATATCTTTTAACCAGTCCAATACTTTCTTACGATCCATATTACCGCCGCCTTCATGGGCAATTGGAAAATATCCTTTGTAAAAAGAAGTAGCGACAGCAATCCCTATAACTTCTCCATTACCAATAATAGAACCAGATCCTTTTTTAATTAAGTCTGGATCTTTTGTTTCTAAGTCTATTGCAATTTCATCTACCTTTCGTAGATCGGGAAATTCTGTTGGTTTTACCCATTCTGTTTGAGCTTCAAATTTGGGTATTCTCATTTCAAAAGTTTTTTTAAGTCTTTGAGTTTTACCTTACTATTAATAACTCCCTTTTTTCCTAGCTCTTTCCATTTATTGTAGCCATCTATCCAACTTTCTTGAGGGCCATAGTCTCTTTCAATTATCATGTCTATAAAATGTTTCGCTTTTTCTAAGTCTTCCTTTCCGCCTTTATATTTATGCCTACAGATATATTTAATAACATTCCCCTCGGGAAAAAGCAACCTGTTCTCAATTACAAATTTGCTCGGCTGAATTTTCATTTTCCTGTAGTGTGTTCCGCCGATTTGTTTATTGTAAACTTTCGATGTCATATCCTTGATCCTCTCTTTTTGCCGCCATAATATATAAATTTTGTTTAGTACGTGTGACGCCCACATACCAAACTCTGTTTTCTTCATCTTCTTTATCCTGACTTTTTTCAATAGCTTCCCGGATAGTTTTAGTATTGTCCAAGATAAGCAGAACGTTATCCGCTTCACCACCTTTCGCTGCATGAATCGTTGATAATTTAACCCTGGCGTCCTTAGATAATTTTTCTCCGCTTTGTAACATGTCCCTGAGGTAGAGACTATCTTCGGGTTCAGTTTCAAAAACTTCAAACCATTGCTGGGTGGGGGCATAATCGAATTCTTTCAGGTCGTACATTCGTTCTTCCTTTTGTGGAAATTCTTTACCAAAGTATTCAAAAAGATCTCGGCACTCCGATAGAGAGAGCAATGATCCATTGGTCCAACGAGTATAGTTTAGTATAGCTGCGTAAAGTCTTGTTTTATAACTCTTTCTATTTTTATATTCAAAATAAATTCCCATCTCCCTAAGAACAGGTTTAAGTTTTATTAATTTATCATTGTATCTAGCTAACACTAACCATCTTCCTTTATGTAAAGGCACATCTTCAATAGAAGTGACAGGATGTATAGACCCGTCTTCATCTCGTGCTTTCCATTTTTTTTTTAATCTTCGTTCATCTAATATTCTACTTAAAATATTGTCAGCAATATGTTGAACTAATCTAGGAACTCTATAGGATTGAGGTAATACTATTTCTTTTGCAGGCTCTTGTTGAAATCTTTTAACATCTGCTCCGGCCCAGCCATAAATGGCTTGATCATCATCGCCAGCCAATATAACATGTTTAGAATTTTTCTTTAAAACATCAAACATTTTCCATTGAATCGGCGATAAGTCCTGTGCTTCATCAATAAAAACGACGTCATATTTCGGACACAATTCGGCCATAATAAATTTTTCGATCATGTCAGTGAAATCTTTAAGGTGAAAAGATTCTTTATAGTTATCTAATTCATCTTTTAAAATATGTAATAAATTTTTATCTAAATCTTGAGAATACATGTCCGTGTTATATTCCTCGTCAGGAGATATTTCTTTGATTCGAGCAGCATTAATTATATTAAAATATTCACTGTCTGAATCCACGAAACCTGTTTTTTCTTCTCCATTACTATAAACTGTTACTTCTATACCCACACTTCTACCTATATCTTCATAGTGTTCGTCCTGCATCACTTCACTTTTTTTCATTCCCAGTTTCCAGAATGCTAGTGAATGTAAAGTTCTAAAATGTTTTAAATCTTTTTCCTTGAGTTTCTTATTTTGGTCGAGCATTCTTTCCTTAGCTAGACCGGCTGCTTTCTTAGTAAAAGCAAAATACCCTATTTTGTCAATAGGAGTCCCTAGTTTAAGAAAGGTTCGAGCGTAGTGTAAGAGACGTGTAGTTTTCCCTGTTCCCGGAGGCCCGAGTATTTTTCTCATCATATCATATCCTTATAGAAGGCTTCTCGGTCTTCGTTCCATTCATTTTTTCTATTTTTAATATTATTTTTTTTAACCCATGTGTTAAATTTTCTTTGAAACTGAATGTCCATCGCTTCGTCGCCATCGCAAGATCCTCGTTTAACAAATTCCCGCTTACCTATATGATAAATGGTTTCGGTGTCTCCAAAGACGTACAGCTCTGTTCTAAATGTATCTTCAACATCTTCCCAGTAATCACCTTCATCTTCTTTTTTTTCAATAAAACTTCTTTTAAAAAATCCTTTTCTTTTACTGATATTTAAGAGGGGGTTCAGTCGATTAATAAGATAGCCTTCTATCTCCTGTCTTTGAAGATCATTGTTGATAATTTTAAATTCTTTTAAGCGTCTTACACGAAAGTTTCCATCTAATTTTTCCATGATATATTCTCTTGGTTTTTTTAATTTATTCATTAGTTTTGCAACGACTTCATTATTAGGATGTTTTAAATCTGCGTAGGCGCTTGCTCGTTTGGCCATCATAGCGCTTTCTCCAACATATAAAGCATTACATTTATTCCTTACTCCAGTAAGAATTTTCTTTTTCTCGCAAATAATATAAACAGCCGGGTCTCTTGCCACTGTCTTGAAAGATTCATAGCGCTTGTCTCTTAAAGCTTCAATACGTGCTTGTTTTTCTAAGACTTTAAATCTCTCCCGATCCATTATAAAATTTCCGTTTTATGTTTTATGTTAGTGTGATGAATTGGGACGTTTTCAAATTCTTTAATAGAAATTTTTACAATATTTTTAGTAGGTGTATTATATTTTCCTTTATCTTTGGCAGGGAATCTTTTTTGATCTAGAAATTCTATTTCACATTTTTTATAGGTCGCTTCCATCATGGTGCCTGTTTTATCTTCGCTGTATTTCCAGTTCTTGGATTTTAATTTGTCGTAAAATTTATCAAATTTAAAAAAAGCATATCCCTCTTCTATTAAAACTGTTCCTGTCTTAAATCCTGCATCATTCATAGCTTTAGGACCATTAATTTTGGCATGAAGTACATCGTGTAATTTTTCTTTAGAGGATGTTCCAATTGGAGGATTAACTATTTTTTCAGTTTTCCATAAAGTATCCAGAACTATTTGATCTTTATCTCCTTTGATAATTGGAGGAGCGAATCCTGCAGCTTTAGATATTGAGTTTCTTCTTTTACGTTGGTCGTTCACATGTTCAACCGAACGACAATGGACTGTAGCTGTGCTCACTCCATCTGGTTTAATTACATCAAATTCATATTCTGGTTCAGGATCAAGATCTATTTTTTTAAGATTGGTTAAGATTGGATAACTTCCCTTAGAACCAGCCAATACTCCAAATTTTTTCTTAACACAGATTCCTTTTTTACAGTGTGAACTAATAGGTTCTTGAGTACAAGTAAAACCTTTTTCAGATTTATTCCATGATCTTAGCTTGGCGTTGAGAATTCTATCGTCCCAGGCGTTGGCGTGTTGTTCTTCAAAATATTTTACGGGTGCATTTTTAACTTTTTGTTTCCATGTATCTTCGTACTTGAGCTTCACAAATACATGATAATTATACATAAATCTGTCTTTGCCATCAAAGGCAGGATTCTTCATAATCGTGCTAAGTGTGGCTAGACAAGGTGGCCCTTCTCTAAAGTCTTCATCGGCCCCTTCATAAATTGCCTGGTCAATACCTTCAGTAATTTTATTTAGTTCGTCCGGATGTACAAGATTAGATTCGACTAAAGGTATGAATTGTTCAAAAGTAAATTCTGTTCCGTCTGTATTTAAAGCTCTTCTATCTACCTTATTAAAATAAGGTAGATTAATAAATTGTCCTGGTCGTAATCCTCCTCTTTCAAGATCCCGAGTCAATTGAGTTTGTTTTGGAAAAATTTCTGTTTCTGGTTTGAGTTT